TCTCCCATTGAAACCAAAGGAGATCCAGAAGCAAGGCGGCAAGCCGTCTGTTGATCCAAGTGACCGAAAAGCCGTAAAGGAGGCCCAGGAACGTGCGGCAAAGACAATTGCTCAAGTGTTCAAGCGTCCCATTGGCGCCCCGCGACTGGAGTACACTAGCGATATAGGGGACTTCATTTGTGAGTGCCTTGTGCAGGGAATGAGCCTCAATCAGATCACAAAGATCGAAGGCGTCCCGTCCACCAATGTCATCTTGGACTGGGTTTGGCGGGAGGAATCCTTCGGAAAAAGATATAGGGCTGCAAGGAAGGTCCAGGCCGAACATGAGGCCCTTGCATTGCAGGATTTGGCCGATGAAAAGCCGTGGACTTTTGTGGACCAAGGCGGCCAAGAACACATTGATCCAGCGTGGGTGTCGTGGCAAAAGCTACGCATTGACGCAAGGCGCTGGAACGCCGCAAAGCTCCTTCCGGCGGTCTATGGGGACAATATGCGGATTGACGGCAAGATCGACCACGCCCATTCCGTAGACCCCTTAGACGCCCAAAGAATCCAAGACCTCAAGAGACAGCTTGCAGGGGACAGGGGACCTATCCTCATTGAGGCAGAGATCGTAGATGCTTGACGGCACAAAGAACCCGGCAACCGGCCTCATTTGGTCCCCAGAGGACTTGAAGCTAATCCGCCAAAGCCCTGCACGCACTTTGGGCTGGTGGCTTGGGAAGACAAAGCTCCAAGAGATGCACGACATTTGGATCAAGCACATTTGGGCCAATACTCCAGGGATGGATAGCTCCCTAATGGCCCATCGTGGCAGTTACAAGACAACGGCCATCACGGAAATAGGTACAATCTGGAACTGGCTATGGAACCCAGATGATCGAGTAGCCCTTACCAGGGAAACCCACACAGTAGCCGCCGAAACCCTTGCCACCATTGCAAAGCACATGGAAGTGCCCTGGCTCCGGTCCCTATTCGACTACTGGCACGGAAAAGGCACCTCCGAAGCCGTTGTCAACCGTGAGGGTAAGGTGCAGTACGCCTTTAAGAAGACCGTGACTAAGGAGGGCTCTTGCGAAGCCTTCGGTATCCTGCGGGTCCCCACGGGCTTCCACTGCGACAAGGTTCTAGGGGACGACTTTGTAACCAAGGAGGACAAGTACTCAAGGGCCAAGCGGGAAAAGACCCGTGCTGCCATCGAGGAAATCCAGACGAACATTGTAGACCCAGGCGGCGAGTGTCACTGGGTAGGAACTCCATGGCACAAGGACGATGCGTGGTCCTGTGTCCCAAAGGCGGCAAAGTTCCCAAGGAGGAAAACCGGCCTCCTCCCAGACACCGAGTACGAAAAGGTCATTTTCCGCATCTTGGAAGACGGTAGGCGTGTCCGCAAAATCTCCAAGAGCCAAGAGGCCGCTAACTACGATCTTGAGCATATTGCCGATGAAGGGATGCTCTTTGCCGAATTGTCCCATGTCCAACAATGGCAAAATGGCATCCAAGATGTAGTCGCCCATGTAGACGCACGGTTCCAGGGCACCCACTGGACGGCCTTGACCATTGGTGCAAAGCTCCCAGACGGACGAATCCAGATCACCGGCTACGCATGGGAAAAGCACATTGACGACCTTGAGTACGAGATTGACGCCCTACTCATTAGGTACAAGGCCCGCAGATTCACCCAGGAGCGCAACCCGGACAAGGGCTACAGCCTCAAGCGTGGAATGTCCCGATGGTCCTCAAAGGGAATGCGTATCAGCGTCCCCAAAGACACAAGGGGGGAGTACGGCTACCAAGAGGGAACGAACAAGCACAACAAGATCCTAAGTCACCTCCTGTCCAATTGGGGCAACCTCGTATGGGACTCCGATTGTCAAGAGGAATATCTCGACCAGGTATTAAATTACAGAGAAGGGGAAGAACCAGATGACGCCCCGGACTCTGCCGCCTCCCTCCTGAGGGAGTTCTACGACGAAACGAAGCCCAAGGGCTCAAATTGGAGAATCAGCTAAATGGGCTTCCAAGCATCCTACCGCCAAGACGGCCTCGTAAACGCCCTCACCGGCATAGGTGGTCAGCAGGACAAGACACGCTCCACCACCTACCTACCGTCCTCATGGATTGACGACTACACCCTGACCTCCCTGTGGTCCTCAAACGGCGTTGCGGCCAAGATTTGCAGTCTCCAGATTGACGACATGATCCGGGCATGGATCGAGATTCCCGACGACAAAGACGGAAAGCTCCTAAAGGAACTCGACCGCCTCAACGTCCGTGAGTCCCTACAGCGCCTACTCTACTGGACGGATCTGTACCGGGGCGGCATTGCCGTCTTGATCCTTGGGAACACGGGCCAAGACCTCAAAGCCCCATTGTCCAAAGCCCAGGAAACCGCCCCATTGGTCAAGATCGCCGTGTACCCGGCCACACGAAAGGCCATTGGGAACACATCTTCCGATATGGTCCTTGATCCCACGTCCCCCTACTTTGGGGAACTGGAAATCTACAAGGTCCAGCCGCCCGATACCGCCACGGGCTTCGAGGTCCATGCCTCCCGGTGCATTGTCTCCAAGGGCACCCCTATCCCCCCGGATGCCGAGCTTGATTGGGAGTACAGGTACTGGGGCGTCTCAAGGCTCCAAAGGGTCTGGGATGCCTTGGGCAACTACGATGTGACCCACAACGCCTTTGGCAACCTCATGCACCAATTGACCGTGGGCAAGATCACCATTGACGGCCTCCGAGAGATCCTATCCAACGAGGAAGAGGCCCCCGCGCGCCTCAAGGCCCTAATGGACAGCGTACAGGCGTCCATGAGCTACTTGAACGCAATCCTAATGGGTCCTAATGAGAAGTTCGAGCGTGAGAACATCTCCGTAGCTGGCTGGCGCGATGTGGCTTCAATCATGCGTGAAGCCCTGGCCACCGTGTCCCACTACCCCACCAGCCGCCTATTCGAGACAGCGACATCAGGCGGCCTATCGGCGGGAACCAGCGAGACAGAGGCGACAAGCCGCTATGAGACAACGGTGCAAGTGCGTCAAGAGACAGACTTGCGGCCTATGCTTGCACGGATCATTCAGCATGTCGCCCCCATGGTGGGAATGGACCCGGAGACAGCGTTCAAGTTCCGCCCCCTCAAAGAGCCCACGGCCAAGGAGACGGCCGAGATCCGAAAGATCCACGCCGATACAGACGCCGTGCGAATCACCGCAGGGATCATCTTCCCCGATGAGGCCCGTAGCCGCCTAGAGGGCGATACGTACAGTGAGGAAGTCGTCTTGAAGCCCGAGTACGCTGACCGCATTGCAGAGGAAGATGCAGAAGCCGCAAAGGAGCTAGAAGCCGCCGAGAAAGCCGCCGCAAAGGCCGCCAATGTAGCAACGGAGCCCAAGCCCCTAGCGATGCCCAAGCCGCCCACAAGGAAGGCGAAGTAAATGCCCTACCGTCAAGACGATGAACAGCCCACAGCCCCGGCCCCAAAGCCCACAGAGGGACACGGTGGCAAGTACCCAAAGGAACGAATGAGCCCATACAGCCAAGAGAGCCAAGAGCCAGAGTCTCCATAGATGCCTAGTCCCTGTGATGGGTGCTGGAAGGCGTCCTCCCATGTGGACTGTGATTCCTGCCTCCCATATCGGGAAGGATGCCGGTTCTATTGGGAATCCTACAGCGAAGAGCACCCATACTGCCCTCCTGCCCAATACCCGGTCTGGACACCAAAGATCCCAAAGAAGTTCAAGAGGTAGCCGTGCAGCCCGTCCCCATTGACCAAACATTCCAGATGCTACTTCGGGAGTCAAGGAAACAAGAGATCCTACGGACCAAAGGGCATCCCAAGCTCCCTAAGTTCCCGGCCCCCTCTTGGCGCTTCCCCGTCCTCCTAGAGCGACGCTACACCAATTACCTAGTCAACCTTTTCAAGGGCATGGCAAAGGTTGGCAAGGCGTTCCATAAGGAATATCCGGCCCTCCTCACAAAGTACCAAGGCAAAACAGACGCATGGGGCTATCACGCCGATGAAACCTCCTTTGACCTCACACTCCAATTGCGGCAGGACC